CGGCGGAGGCGGCTCTTGATGCAATGCGATCATGGAACTGCGCGCAACGGCGACGCAGGAAGACACGCCTGACTCTAGCGCCCGCGCCCGGTGAAAGGTCATGAACGCCATGGTGAGTGAGATGGCGCAACAAGCCGCCGCATCTGTCATTGGCATAGCGGAGGCGCGTGGCGCAGCTCAAGATCATGCTGGGGCCGCTGACATGAACGCGCCCTTCGACAAAGACTTGTTTGGCCACGACACGATGGAGCGGGCCGCCATCTTCGCGGGCGAGGAGCGCATCGAACTCGGCCGGCGCTGGGGACCAGGGCCGATTGCATGCGTGATCGGCTGCAATCCCTCCACGGCTAATGCCTACGGCGATGATCCCACCTCGCTATGGTGGAACGCCTGGTTCCAGCTGTTTGGCTTCGGCGGCTATCGGGCCGTCAATCTCTACCCCTTCTGCACATCCAGCCCGGCCGAGTGCCGGCGCAAGGCCGACTGGCACAAGACAGACGACTGGTATGCGCGCGACCAGATGCTGATGACGAACCTGCCGCATGTCGTGAAGGTGGCGAAGGAGAGCGCGCAGGTATTCGTCTGCTGGGGCAACATCGCTTGGGACGGCATGTGGATCGAGCATGTGATCGAAGAAATACATGGCGGCGAGGAGCCGTGGCCTGATCTCTGGTGCTGGGGGAAGACGAAGAGCGGCGCGCCGACGCATCCCATGGCGCGGGGCAAGCACCGCATCCCGCGCGATCAGAAGCCGATCCTGTGGAGGTCGGCGCAATGAGCCGGCGCATCACAGAACGTGATCTTCGACACGAGGCCGATAGCGTTCGCTTTGGCGACGCGATGGCCCGCTGCGAAGGCTTCGCGCCCTGGTGCTCGGAATATGGTCGTTGTCAGAAGGAAGGGGCGTGCTTCTCCGGCCGTGCCAATCTCATCGCGGCGCGCATGATCGAGCGAATGGTGGATCGCAGCGGTCATTCCGTCGGGGCGCACTGGGCGTATCTGAAGCGCGTCGCCGAAATGCTGCGCGAGGGGCGGGTGCATCTGTGAAGCGGAAGGGGGGCAAGCCGCAAGAACGTCCGTCAGTCCTGAGCGTTCCACGCCCGAACCGCAGCGACCTTGTTGCGGCAGTCTGCCCCCGCCTCGATCACGTCGATCAGATAACTAGACGCCTGCGCGTCGGTGAACTTGCCTCCCTCACCCGCAGGCGACGGCGGCACAGGCTCCGCCGCGCAGGTCAGATACTTGGGAGGGACCCGAATCCTAGCGGGCGGCGGCTCTTTGCCGCATGCGCTCAAGAACATGCTGCATGCCACTGCCAACAGCGTCACCGGTAGCTTTGTCACGGACGATCTCCCTCAGATCCTGCACTTCGGCGCGGGTACGAGCAGCCAGCGCCATTTCGGTAAGGGCGGCGGCCTTCTCCATCTTCTCGGCCGTGGCCCTATTCTGCGCGGCAACGGCGATGTTCTTGAGCGCAGTGACCTGGTTAGCCTGGCTCTTCCCCGAGCAGGACGCAGGCCCCCACGCGGCGAGAGCCCCGAGCAGGATGCCGGCACCGAAGATGACGCCGTTCTTCTGGAGGAAAGCGGGCAGAGCGATCATGACGCCATGATCCATGCGCTCGAGACCAACACGCCGAACCACAAAACCGCCGTGAGCGGCAGCGCGATGCAGATCCGTTTCATGCGCCTTGTGCTCCACATTTCTTGCGATCGACATTGCCGATGCGATGCGCCTTCCAGCCTTTCAGAAACACGCGCTGCGATGGGTTGGCGCGGACGAGGCCGTCGTAGAAGGCGGACTGCATGCCATCGAGCCGGTCGAGCATGGTCAGGCAGAAGCTGACGGCCCCGACCTTCGCTTGACACGATCGAAAGGCACGGTGCGTGGCACCGCCGACCTTGCCATCTACCGACAGGCCGGAGCCGCATAGTCCGTTCAGCGACTGCTGGAGCCAGCGCGACGGCCGCGCAGGGCCAGTGTTGACGGCCGTGTTGACCAGCTCCTCGCCGACCGCCGGATCGGCTTCTATGAGCGGCAGGAACCCCGGATCGCGCATGTAGCGATCGGTGTAGATTTTGTCCGAGCAGACCGGTGCCTGTCCCGAACATTCCTTCGGCAGGTCGCGCATCGGCCCGAGATAACCCGCCTCGCGCGCGACGCCCGCCGTCACGCCGCGCATCGTTTCGCCGCCACGGTCGGCCTTATGATTCACATAGCCGCCTTCATCCTCGTAGATGCCACCGAGGATGACGGCGATCGACGCCGCCAGGGCAGCGCCGCCGCCCAGCGCGACCTTGCTCTTACTCGCCATTGGACTTCGCCAGCTTGCGGGTGGAGCTCTGGCCCCAGATCAGCGGCACGACGATGACGGCGATCGTCACCAGCATCGTCAGCGTGTCGTCGTCCAGATAGCCGCGGCCCACCGCCCATCCGCCGACCAGAAGCGCCACCTGGCGCACCGCCGCCACAGCCTGCACCTTCGTCACATCATTCATCGCTCTTCTCCCGTTACCACCTGTCCGGCCGCAAGCGCGGCCCGCATTTCGATATGCGCTTCGCTAACGACGCTCTGCATCTGCTGGCGCAGCTGTTGCGGCCCATGCATCCACAGCATCGTCTCGAGCTGCAGCTGGCGCTGGTTGCACTGGTCGTTATGCTCCTCGAGCAGCTTGATCCGCGCCTCGTAGGACTTGCGGATGCCGCGCCAGAAAAAGCCCTGCAGGAACGTCCAGCACGCAACGCAGCCGGTGGCGAACGCCGCCGCCAGCCGCCCGCCTTCGGCCCCCATCCAGTCCAGTTCATTCACTTGCGTCGCTGCCCCCATGAGATGCCTCGCTCATCACCAGCTGGAGAGCGCGGTGCGCTTCCAGCTGTTCGTTGCGACGCAGACGTAGAAATAGTTGGTGTCGTAGCTGATCTGCCCCTTGGCGCAGGCGGACGAGGAGGAGGCCGGAACGATCGGGTTCGGCACGATCAGATTGCCATTGACGCTAAGGCTGTTCACCACCGTGTTGCCGTTCCCGGACACGGAGAAGCCGTTCCCCACGATCTGATCGGTATAGGAGCCGCTCATCGAGATCGCCGCCGGGCCGGTTCCATTCAGCAGCATGGCAGCCACGCTATTGGCGCCCCCTGCGATGTAGGAGGCCGGCGCCGTCGCGTGGTCATCAATGGTCGCGACGGAGAAGTTGGCCGCCAGAAGGCCGCCGAAGACGATCCCGCGCTGGGCGCTGCTGTCGATCGCCAGGCTGTCCTGAAGCCATGTGCCGTTGAGCCGCAAGCCCCAGTTGGCCGTGCCCGATCCGGGCAGCACGCCATTGCCGCCATTCACGTTGATGGCGGACGTGCTGCTGTTCGTGCCCCCCATGACGATCAGGAGGCCGTTGCAGTTGGTCGTTCCGACCGCGCAATCGGTGCCCGAGTTGTTCGTAAAGTCGAGTTCGGTATTGATGTGATCGGTCGGGGTGACGCCCGCCATCATCTGATAGTTATTGGCCTGCGCCCAGGATGCTCCCGCGCCGGGACTGACCACCGCCTCATTGTAGATCCCGACTTTCGCCGTGGCGAAGAAATCGTTGATCCAGAGCCATGTCACCCCGCCATCGACATAGCTGTAGGGGAAGGAGACAGGCCGCGTGGAGGGCGGTGGCGAACCGGATGCGGTAGTGCCGCTTGTGGTAGCGCGATAGACCGCGTTGCCGATCCTGGCATTCTCGCCCGCCGTGTAAGCGGTGGAGCGCGCCAGGGGGCGGTTGTAGCCCTTGTCGATTTTCGTGTGGACGGCCAGCGTGTCTTCCTGCGCCTGCCCGTCAAAGGCCGTGACCGCCGAAAGGAGGCCGCTCGTCACGTGGTGCACCACATTGCCCGTCGTCATCGGGACGCAGGACAGTTCGGGACAGTAGGAGACCTTGTTCCCCGTGCCCAGGCGAATGGTGTCCCCCGGAGAGGTCGCCCCATAGGTGAGGTCCACAGAGGGCGGCGTGAACAGGGCAACCCCGTTGAGGCCATTGATGGTGCCGCTCCCCTTGGCCGAGAGCTGGAGGCTGGTGTTGGAGCCCGCCCCGTCCGCCGCGATGTTAGCGCTTCCCGTGCTGGTCCCCGTGAAGGTCAGCCAGTTCGTGGAGCCGGGGGTCTTGCTGAAGTAGGCGGTGGGGGACGCATCCGACCCCGCGATTTGCAGGCCTATGTCGGTGAAGTTGATCTGCGACGAACTCGTGGTGAAGTCTGCGGTGATGTTACCGCTTTGGTGGCCCGCAGCGTCTGCAAACGATATGCCATTGCCCGTGGGCAGCTGGATGGCCGGGTTGGTGCCGGTGATGGACCCGCGCAGGACATTGAGCGCTGAGCCGAAGGTTGATCCATTCTGCGCGACCTGGATAGCTGTAGAACAGGCGTTCTGCGTAATTGCCTGATAGTCGCCACCGCAGGCAATCTGCGCGCCAATGACATTGCCCTGCTGGTTGGGAGTGGCCGCTTGGGACGGCACGTGCGCCACCGCGTCCAGTTCCATCGCATAGGCGCTCCCCGCTCCCGCCAGGACGCGGTGCCCTTCCGCATACAGGCCCCAGGCATCCGAACCGTTTGCGTTGTTGGCGATGCCAAATCCCTGCGTCCCGATAGCCGCGCTGTGCGCCGTGAAGTTCTTCGACTGCGCGCCGCCGACGATGGCATATGCCGAGCCGTCCACCCCTGTATTGAGCACATTGAGGGTTCCGCCCACGGTGTACCCAATCGTCTGGCCCCATTGGGTCTGAAGCGTGGAGAGCCAGTCCTTGGAGACGTTGGGGAAGGCCCCATCATTGGCCACCGCGTCCGCTATGAACAGCCGGTCCCCCATGCGCTGGATGCGGGAGTTGTTCTGCGAGAAGAAAAGCCCTGTTCCCTGCCATGTGTTACCTGCCCCAAGGGTGGCGATGCCTTGCGTGACGTTCCCGATCCGGGTGCGCAGTCCCGAATTCGTCACCCAGATATCGCCATTGGCGGGAGCGGCAGGCTCGACCCCTACCGGGATGTTGATGCTGGCCGCCGCGCTTGTGGACGGCTGCGTGCCCAGCGTCGTTCCGCTGGGCAGCTGGCGCGTCTGCCCGCCCATCGTCACCAGCGGTTTTTGCTGGGCGACGATAGGAGAAGCCGCCAGCGAAAGAGCGGCGAGGGTCAAAAAGAGGCGGCGGATCACAGGAGCACCCTTTCGCGGAATGTGAAGAAAATGCCCAAGCCAGCTATCGCTGGTCCAAGCGATTGGACGATCGAACCCCCAGACGCCGGCGGAATGGTCATGAACGAACCCGGAGACACGTCTGAAAGCCACGCCTCCGATGCGTCATCGGGCACCGCGACGCTCGAGTTCAACCCTGCAAAGAAGATCGCGCCAGCCTGACCGTTAGCAATCGCCGAGGGCGCAAAGCCGTTTGCGAACCTGGCGGGATCACCTGCCCACGCTTTACGCACGCGGGATTCCCCGGCAGCGCCGTAGATATTGACGAAGTCCCCGGCGCCGATTCCCTCGCTCGCCACGACCACCGCGCGCGACGTCGGCTTGCTGCCAAGAGCAGCGCCCAGCGCCTCCAGGGCTTCCTTGGCGCTGGAACCGTTGGGGATCTCGGGGGTGACGAAATCGCCGAGCGGATCACCCAGGCCGGGCCCATCCGTCCACCCGAAGGTGCCATCCTCTTTGACGTAGGGATATTTGCCGGTGACGCCGCCGCCCAGCGGCAGGCGCGGCGTCCTTGCCATTTCGCGCTTGAGGTAAAGGGCGCGGACGACATCGAGATCGTTGACGTCATTCACGACCGAAGGCGAGAATGGCTGTCCGCTGGCGAACTCGATTTGCTGAAGAAACGAGGGCTCCGACACGACATAGATCTGCACATCGTCGGGCGGCGTCGAGAATATGGCGCTTCCGCCGACGACATCCAGCGAGACGGAATAATCGCTGGTCGGCGCGAAGGATTCCTCGCCGTCCGCCGTGCGGATGATCACCGCGACGTCGTCGGCCGACACCGCCTTGAACGTGAAGGGAAATTCGACCGTCGCCCCGTTGGCCTCGTAGGGCCCGGAATAGGTATCGGTCGTGGAAACTGCCATGCGCCTGCCTCCGGAGCGGATGGCAGAGGGTTAGAGGCGCTCGGCGCTATCTTGAATCGACGGGGAACGAACTATCAAGCATAAGAGCGTATATCGCGTGGCTCGCCCATTTTGGCTGGAGGCAAAGTGTCCTTTTTCAGACGTAAGTCAAAGGCCGATGCGGCTATTGAAGCTATGCCCAAAGCAATCAAAGTCGCAGCTGAAAAATGGATTTACTTCTGTGAGAGCCTGAGGTTCAGAGAGGACGTACCTTTACACGATCGTATCACAGCATTTTATGTGCCATTCAGCGATGGTGCCAGGAGCAACGTCGCTGCGCTGAGATACGCGCCTGATGCCGTGCTGCTTCTGATCGTCGCCAAAGGTATTGAGCGGTCTGGCACACACTCCCGGCCGGAGATTGAGCGCGCTCTCGGACTGACCCTTCCGGACTGAAGATTACTCATCCTCGATCTTGCCCTTCGTTAGCCCTTCATACCATTGGCTGAACGTCTCCGGATCCTGCTCGCCATTGCCGACGTCGACGAGGAACTGCGCGGAGGTGGCGACTTGGCCGGGCACGAGTCCGGTCCAGTAACCCGCCGCTTCCAGCGCATTGCGCACCGGCCGCCTCGCATCCTCGCCATCAATGATCTTGCGGGCGTCCTCAGCCGTGTCGACCACGGCCTGAAAGGCGCGCTGCATGGGCGTGAACTGATAGTCGAACGGCCGCTCCCCCGCGAGCGCCTGCCACACCGGCGGCGCCAGATCCCGCAGGCCGGGGATTGGGCCCAGCATCTGGAACAGCATCTGCTTGAAGCTCCATGCCCCCCAATCCTCGTCCTCCTCCGGGCCGCGGCCGGCGAGGATCTGGGAGAGGAGAGGCGGGACGACGATCAGCCACCACGCTCGCGCCAGCAGCGCCGGCAGGTCGCCCACCTTGCGCGCGGCCATGATGTCCCGGCCGAGCGTCCGCTCACGCTGATAGAAGGCGCTCATATAGCTGTAGAACATCGTCATCAGCTTGAGCGCCTCGCCCCATTTGCCCGTGCCGCGTGCGATCGCCGCCAGATCCTTGGGTGCGCCCGCCCCCTGCGACAGGCGCACGGCCTTGTCGGCGGCATAGATCGCTGCCTGCTCGTCCATGCCGGCCGCCTGCGCCTTGTTGTAAGCTCCGATCCAATTCGGCACGACCACCATGCGATCCATATAGCCGATGCCGTGGAAGGCGAACCGCTTGGCCGCGGTGAGCAGCTGCTTGCGCCCCTGCATCTCGGTGAGCGTCAGGCGGATATCGCGGTCCAGCGTGTCCATGCGGTTGCGGATCTCGTCGGACTTTTCCATGACGAAGTTGAACGTGTCGATCGGGTGCGCCGCCGCCTGCGCGATCCCGCCCGACACCCACTTCGCGCCGACATATTCGAAGCTGTTGGAATAGCCCGCGAGCTGGGTCAGCATCGTCGTGAAGCGGAAGCCCATGCCGACGACGGTGGTGTTCGAGCGCAGCTTCTGCATGAACGCGCCCACGCCTTCATTGCCGGCGCGCTCCATCGCCCAGCTGTTCGCGATATATTTGAGCCAGGGTCGGAACTGCTTGCGGATCTCCGGCCCCATGGTCTCGTCGACCGCGCGCATGATCCGCTCGGTCTGCAGGAACTTGTCCGCCTGCATGACCGCCTCGCGGTGCGTCAGATCGTGGATCACTTCGCCCAGGTGACGGTTGATGACGCCGAGCTGCAGCAGGATCGGCCGCTTCACCTTTTCGCTGCGCTCTCGCGTGGACGAGGCGCGCGTGCTCGCGCGCGTGTAGATGGCGTCGAGAAGATCGGTACTCTGCCCCGCATGCTGTTCGGCCGCGTAGCTCTTCGAGCTGTCATAGATCGCGGGATAATAGCCGCCGCGGTAAGTGCCGTGCGGCGTCTCGACCGGCCGGGCCTCGACCTTGTCCGGTTCGACGCCATTGACGCGCCGCTCCATCGCCGCAATCTCAGGCCAGAGCGTGTCGATGATGTCCCAGATATTCTGGACGAACTGCCAGTCGGCCGCCGTCATCTCGCGGTCCAGCACAGCGCGCACCGAGGTCTCGCGCCAGCCATAGCCGTCGGTCAGGCGCTGGACATTGCCCTCGTTGCCCATGTTGAGCGCGATCGCGATCAGCTGTTCGCGCTTCATCTGGTAGGGCCTACCGGTCTCGCGGTTGATGAGCTCGTCCGCTACGAAGCGCTCCGACCATCGGCGCAGCTGTTTAGGATCGATCTTGCCGAACTCCGCCCGAATCCGCGCATAATAGTCCTGCAGCATGTCGGCCTCGCGCGCCTGCGCATCGGCGAGCGGACGAAACACGATGCGGTTGAAGACGCCATCGCTGCGCCCGCCGTCGAGCCAGTCGAACACGGTCTCCATTTTGAGCAGGCTGGCGTCGAACGCCTCGACCTTGCCCTTGATCGCGTCCCAGCGCGAAGGCTCCATCAGGTCCGATGGCGGCCGGCGCTTCATGCCATCCGTGCCGGCGAGTGCCTCATGCACGACCGCCTCGAATTCGCGTTCCTCCTGACCGTCGAGCAGCGACTGCTTGTGCCGGCCGAGATGGATGATCTGCGCGACGGCATCGTTGAGCGCCAGCAGCTGCCCGACCGTCAGGCGCGTCCAGTGCGTCCGGCCGATGGATTCGGCGAAGGAAGGCGGCACGACGACGTCATAGCCCTCTGCCTGGCGCTGCGCCGCCCAGGCCTCGAAACTCTCCTGCCGCTTGATCGAGCGCTGCGACCGTTCCTTCATCTCGACCTGCTCGAGCAGCAGCTGCGCGCGCTCGAGATAATCCTGGTCGACGCTCTTCACCGTCCTGCGCTTCGCCCATTTCTCGAGCCGGGCGACGGCCTCGTCGATCTGGTTAGCGGCCTTGCGGGCTTCGGCGACGAGCGCGTTGTTGAGCAGCTGCGACCGCTTCTGGCGGAACGCCTCGGCATTGTCGCCGGCGACGACAGCGTCGAGCGCCGCCTTGCCTGCCTTGGCCGCGGCGCGCTCATAGCGGCGGATGGCGGAACGCGACACAGAGTCGGAGACGCGGCTGTCATAGACCTGGCGATAGGCCCAGTTCTTCGCAAGGCTATAGGGCGTCGGGCTGTCGCCGCTCGACCGGCCGAGCACGCGCAGCTCCGCCGCCAGCACTTCGCCTTGAGCGTCGCTATGGACGGCGGCCATCGCCTCCTCTTCGATCGAGCCATCGTTGAACGGGTCGCCATAGCGATCCATCATGATCTGGCGGACGTCCTGATCGATCAGCGCCTTGCGGACCGAACGTTTGTCGCCGCGGTCGCGCAGCTCCAGGCGCCGGATCTCGAGCCCGATGAGCGCCCGCACCATCTCCTCGCCGGAGGCGAAGCCTGACATCTCCGCGATCTCGTCGACATTGCCGCCGCCCGGCTTGTGGATCGGGGGCACCTGCTTGGGTAGCTGCGCCGGCGCGTCCTCGCCGAAATGCTCGCGCACCCAGTCGCTGTCGAGCGGCGTCTCGCGCAGCTGACGCAGGGCGCGGAACTCCGGCCGGGCGTCGATATCCTCCGTTACTTCCGCCCGCACGATCGCCTCGCGTTCACGCGCCTCCCGCGAGACCCGAGCGCGGATCGCACGCATCGCCGCCGCGAGCATCCGGTCCTGCGCCTGGCCGCGGGCGTCGGAAGCGAGCCGACGGTAGGCGGTATATTCGTCCACCGTCATATTCTCCGGCTTGTCCGGGAACATGGCCTCGAGATGCTGGGCGGCGACCGCGTCCGCGAGCTCCTCGTCCGAAGCGACCAGGCGATCGAGTACTCCGCGCACGTCCTCGCTGATCGGAGAGCGCAAGGCGGAGACGCTGTTGTAGAGGCCGATGAGCCACGCCTTGAAGGTCTGGAACAGCCGGCGCAGGCCGAGGGAAGGGGCCTTGCCCTCCATCAGGTAGCGCTCGACGCCGCGGGCCCAAAGCTCGTGGGCATCGACGGGGATTTTCCCGTCAACAATGGGATGGCCGTTCGCTGCGAACCAGTCCTGCACGATCTGCCAGTCGTCACGCAATTGCTGCGGCGATTGACTCGGCAGAGACTGGACCATCTCATCGATATGTTTGGTGATGTCGGTAGGCGTGAGCGCGTAGCCCTCTGCCATTCGTTCCTGGCGAAGCGCTTGAAGATTTGTGAACTGCTTTGCAGCGCGCCCGACCGATTCCGGCAGAGATGCCAGATGGCCTTCGAGATACTTCTCCGCCTCGACGCGGGGCAGGTCTATGTAGAGTACTTCTCCGCCCACGTTGCGCCCGGCATACTGCCCAGCCAAGCTGGCATCCGTCGTGAAGTTGAGCATCCCATCTTTGCTATAACCTTGCCGCGGGGCCTCCAGGCTGCCTTCGCCGCGGTACAGCCGGATATAGTCGCTACTTTCCGCATCTTCCCGAAGTTCCTCCAGCCAAAGATGCCCGGTCTCGTGCAGGAAGGTCGACTGATCCTGCCCCTGAAACAGGTCGATGATGGCATTGGCGCTCTTGCCGCCTGGGAAGCTGATGCGGCCGCGCGGCTGGTCGGCCTTACCGTCCTGATGGAGGGTGCGGCCCTCCGGTATGTCCGCCATGTCGGCGGCATAGGCCTCGACCGCCTTGCGGATCTCCTGGCGTGACGCGGTGTCGGGATCGATCCCGCGATTTTCCAGCAGGGCGCGCAAGTCGTTCGCGGCATCGCGGAGCGAGGTCTCGCGAGCTACGAGGAATCGATCGCGGCCGGACACGCCCTCCGCGATCGCATCGAGCAGATCGTTCGCCGTTGGCCGCTCACTGAACTCGGGGAAATAGCCCGCCTCCCAGGCGCGCATTGCCCAGGCGTCGGCACCATATTCATTCTCGCCGAACCCGCCATCCTCGAGCAGCTCGCCCTGGTCGCGGATGAAACGGCGCGTGCCGGGCTTCCCGCGGTGCCAGGTATCCGCACCCATGGCCTTCAAGTCGCCGCCGGTATCGACCATGCCGCCACCCTTGGCGATGAAGTCCATCAGCGACGCGCCACGCTTCTGGGTGGCGTCCTTTTGCCCCTTCATGACGCCGATCGTGACGTCGAGCTGGTCGGCCTTCTGCGCCGCGGCGATGCGCTCGGGCAGCACCTGACGCACCTGCAGCCCGTCATACTCGTCGCCGACGAGTCCCCGACCCATGCGCGCGGCGCGCGTCGCGGCGCGCTGGGTGAGCAGCTCGGCATTGTGGCGGGCCATGGTCGGTGTGAAGCCCGCGTTCATCAGCTTGTCGGTAACGGACTGGAACAGCCGGTCGCGCGGCGCGGCTTCCGCCCGGGCCTGCTCCGCTTCCTGCGCCGCCTGCTCGGATAGCTCGGCCATCACGTCGGCCATCGCCTCATCGAACGTCTGGGCCTCGCGCATCGACATGCCGCCGGCAGACAGGCGGATATCGTCTTTCAGGCTGTCCCAGACGGGCGTATTCGCCAACCGGCTGAGCTCGCCTACCGGAAGGACGAGATCGCCGCCGGTCGCGACCGCCTCGTCGACCTGCGTCTGCCAGCGATCGAAGTCGCCGGCATAATGCTCTGATTGCATGTAGGACTGAACGACCTCGCCGGGGATGAACACATCCTCGACGCCGCTGGCTTGCCCCAGCTGCTGGACGAGGTCGGCGACGGCATCGGGCGAGCGCTGCGCCGTCTTCGATTCCGAGATCGCCGCGGCCATGTCGTCCATGAACCGACCATTGTGCATGGCGCGGTTAGCGCTGGCGATGCGCGACACCAGCGAGCGGATCGGCCGCGCTGCAGGCCCAGCCACCTCGCCGGACCCGCGCAGCCCCCCGCCCATCAGACCGCCCGCCACCGCCCCGGCGAGCGCCTGGTCGAACATCTCGTCGACGTCGAACTTCGTGCCGGTCTGGGAATGGCCGCCGATATATTCGACGATGCTCTGTGCAAACTCCGTCGTCGCCTCCGTCGCGGACGCACTGGCGACGCGGCCGATGGCGGTGCGCCCGCCGGCGGCAAATATCCCGTGGATGCCCACGCGCTCGAGCGCCGCGCTTAGAATGGCAGCAGGCGTCGCGTCGGCAACATCCTGCGCGGTTGCATCCTCGCGGCCTTGCACCTGCGCGCGTGTCTGGCCGATGCTCCCGGCCTGGCCGAGCACATAGAGCGGGGTGGCGAGAGCCGCCTGCGCCATGCCCGGGATGCTCTTCACCCCCTGATCCAGCCCGAAGGAGAGGACGTTGCCGACGGTCGGCCGGCGTTTCACCGTCTCCCAGTCGGTTTCGCCGGCGACGGGACCGGAGGCGACATAGCCATAGGTCCGTGCCATCGCCCGCGACATGGCAGCGCCGGCGCGATCGCGCTCGATCGATTGCTTGCTTGTCCACGGCAGGGGGTTGTTCGCCGACCATTCCTGCAGCGCGCCGCGGAAGGAAGCGGCGCCTTGGCTGAGGCTGTAGAGACCGGACTTGAACAGGTCGCCCATGCGATCAAGGAAACCGCCGTTCTGTACCAGATCCTGCCGGTCGAGCGCGGCGCGGGTCATGAATGCCTCGCCCAGCCGGTCGAGCGCAGTGTAATCGTCCGCGGCGATAGCGGCATTGTTGGCGTTGGCGGACCAGCGTCCGATCACAGGGTGACGGCCAATCACCGACCGCGCTCGCGAGGCCTGTGCCTCCTTCTCGAAGGCGGGGAGGTTGCTCTCCACGGCGGCGGCCGGCACGCCGCGCGCCTCCGCTATAGCTCGGGCACGCGCCGCCTCGTCGGGACGGGCGACCTTGATCTTGTAGGCGAGCTCATCGTCGCGCTGCGCGGCGAGGGAGGCTTCGAACGGATCGGCGGGCGCGGCTGACTGGCTCGAGCGCGACCGCATCGCGTCGAGATACTTGTACGGGTCGGTTGCCATTACCAGTAACGCCCCTTGCCCTGGCGGTAGGAGTCCGCGAGCTGATCATCGGTCGGCGCGGAGCCATAGGTTTTGGTCCAGGCCGACACGATGCGCTGGCGAACATTCTCAGGAATGTCACCGGTGCCGAGCTCATAGCGCGGCTTGGAACGCTGCGCCTGGCCGGTCGGGATGCCGGCGAATGTCGTGTTGACGGTGAAGGTGATGTCCCGGGTCGCGGACTGATACGCCTTGTACAACTCGTCGTCGGTCGGATTGCGCTTGCCGCCCGTGAGGGCCTGCACCTCGCTCTCCATGATCTTCTGCACCGCGACGCGCTTGCGACGCACGTCTTCCTTGTTGCCCGTGAGGCCGTCCTCGACGCCGAAGGTGGATATGGTCGACGCCACCTTGCTCCGGATCGACTTGTCGGGGTCGCCCTTGATGATCTTGGCCTGCTCGACGAGGAGACCCTGCATCTCGGCGCGGGTGACGTCGCCCGCATATTTGCCGAGCGGAGTTGCCGCGAACTTCTCAGGCTCCAGGATGCGCAGCAGCTCGAGCGAGGTGGCTACCGATCCGTTCGCCGGCGTCTCCTTGGGCTTGGCGTTGGACTTGGCGACGCCGATATAGCTGCGCGCCGCATCGGGCGACAGGCCGTTGCGGATGCCGGCCGGCATCTGCGAAATGTCAGTGAAGCGCTCGCCCTGCTTGAGCACCCACTCGCTCGCCGACCGGTCGGCAGATTCCTCATCACGTCGCTTGAGCTGCTCGTCGAACGACACCCGGTCCTTGGCATATCCAAGCACCGCCTCGCGCTCCTCAAAAGACCAGCCCTCTTTTTCTGCCGCCGCATAGATGTTGCTGGTGACGGATTCGAGATCCCAACGCCGGGCAGAGGGTGGAGCACCGCCGCCGCCCTGCCCGAGGACGATATGCCAATGGTCGCCGGTGGCGTGTTTCGACCGGCCGGGGCCGACCTCATTGATAGCCTCGAGTACAGTGTAACCAGCGCCCTCTACCTGCTTCACGTACTGGTCGAAGGTCATGCCGGCGATCGGCTTCACATCCACGGCCGCATGGCTCTTGGTGTGCCACGATTTAGGGTTTGCCTTAGACAGAGGGTGATCGGCAGGACGGTAGGTGGAAGTAATGTTGACGCCAGGAAACAGGGCCTTGATCGCCGCGCCGCCGTCTGCGACCGGATTGCCGCTCCCGCCCTTGCCGGGCGCAAGGCCGATCGATGGCAGGGCGGTGAGCGCGGCAAACTTGCCTTCGGCCCACCGCTTGAGCATCGGTCCGGCGAGATCCGCCGCGATCGATGCTTGATCGCCGACCGTCATGTCGCCCCGATTGGCCTTGTAGTAGGCGTCGGCCATCTCAAAATCTTTCGTCGCCATATAGCGATGGGCGACGGCTAGGTGGGTTCCCGAAACCGCTTTTCGCTCTTCGGCTTGCACGATCTCAGGATCTGACATGCCAGCGAGCTCAAGATTGCGGCGGGTCTGCTCTCGCACTTCCTGAATGAAGCCGGCACGCTGGGCAGGATCATCCGCGGCAACCGCCATTTGGAACGAGTTCTCGACCTTCGCCTTGCCCGTTTCCTGCTGGTAGACGCGGTTCTGCTGGACGGCGTAAGAGGCGATCTCACTCTCCGCCGACATGCGAAGCCGCGCCAGCTGGGGCTCGAGATAACGACGCGTGCGTCGGTCGGCCTGTGCGAGCGTGGAGTTGATGGCGTCCGTAATCGCCTTGCCGGCGGCCGGTCGGTTATCCAGCGCAGCTTTGCCCAGGCGCGACTTGAAATCGCTTACAACCCCCGAGACAGTCGTGCTGGCATGAATATTGAGATTGTCGGAGTTAGTGCGCGCGAGATCGTCCTCGAGCCTCACCTGGGTGTGGACGTAGTCTGCGCCCGCTTGGCCCAGCTCCTGCAGGCCGCGCCCAATGGCGCCCGCGACGCCTCCTCCATTGTCAGCTGCGCGGAAGCGAGCGCTGGTAGTCTGGACCGGTCCCACTGTGGGACTGCCATATTGTGGAATGCGCGGCATCTATTGCCCCCGGTGTGGATGCCCGATACCTATGGGGCGCATTCACGCGGTTGAATCGACGAGGGTACCGTGAGCTTTAGGCCTGACAGCAAGGTGCGCTACGTGACGTGGCCGACGATGCTTTACATACTCGCATATTCGATGCCGATCAGAGATATGACAGGCATTGACACTCCGGTCGATGCGCTGCTTGCCAGCAGCATCATAGCTATCCCAAGCTTTTTGCTCGGCTTTCTGATCGCGGCAGTCGCTAACCGCTTGCGGAAGGCACCTTCCAAAACGTGGGTTCCAAACCTCTATAGCAAGCGCGGCGCAGCGTTCGTCGTTGCGTTGCTGACTATGCTCTGGGCCAAGGCGATAGCGCCCGAAACAATGCTCGCGATGATTCCGGCATTTTTCGCGATGTGCTTGATCGCCGGGAAGTGGCGCAAGTCCATACCGGGGGATGGCCAGCTCGACACCGTCAGCTCGCAGCGAGAACGTTAAGCAAATCCCTGCCGCTTGAGTACGCTGTACTGCTGCGCCCCACCAAGGGCCGTCTTGCCCATCTCGAAAATGCCGCCGACGATCGCGCCGCTCGCCGCCTGACGCGAGGCGCGCGCCTGGCCGCGATAGTTCGATCCCTCGATATCATAGCCGCGAACATTCTCCGCGCCTTGGCGGTAGATTCGGCTGGCGTCCTCGCGCGCGAGCAGCTCTGTGTCCGCGGTAAGATCGGCGGCGTTGCCGAAGTTCACGTCCAGGCCGCCGGCCGCCATCGCGGCGCGTTGCTGTCCCTGCAGCTGCGCGACCTTGCGGTAATGTTGGAGCGCTGCCTCGCGCGTATTGTCCTGCTCTTGCCGCGCCGATTCCGCGGAAAGCTTGGCGTTTTGATCAGCGACGCGCGCCTGATACCTTGACTGCGCATTGGCTTGGAGCGCGCTGTAACCCGCACCGATCGTAGCCACGGCGGTACCGGCGATTGTGAGCGACACAGGATCGCACATCAGCGGATCATCCAGAACTGTCGAAACGCAACGCCGCCCACCATTTGCTCCTCACGCTCGACGGTGAAGCCCCATGCCATGAGCAATCGAATGGCCTTGCCGTTGGCGCTGGACACTAAGTTACCGCACCACCAGCTTGAATCGACGGCACGCCGCAGCAGCCCCGGCCCCCATGAGCGCAGGATGCGGCCGTGGCGATAAACCTCGTCGGTACCGAGAAACCAGACGATCGCACGCCGGTCGATCGCCGACTGTGTGACCGAGCCGAACATCGCTTCGGGCCGGCCGTTGACCAGCGCCGTCCAGCAACGATCGGAGAGCATGAAGCCCTGGCGGATCGCCTGTTTCGGCCCATGCCCCATCGCCTCGCATTCGATCCGGTCTATCTCGCGCATGCGGCTGGCGATCGGACCAATATGGGTGACGCGCGCCGGTACGACCTCGACGCTACGAGCCAATGACCGGGTCCAGATAGACGCCCAAAAGGGTGAAGGGGAGAGGATCGGTTTGCCGGATGTAGGCGGACGTCTGGCTGCTCACCACATTGGGTGCGTCGATCAGATATTTTCCGTCCTTGAGCGTGTCGACCGTCCCCCAGGGCTCGTCGCCGCGGGACTTGATCTCGAACAGCTGGGCGGGCCTTCCGCCATCCTCGCGCCCTGCGCCCGCAAGAACGTTGCGGCTTTCCCGCAGGTGGAGCACGATCTCGCCCGGTTGCTGCTTGCGCGCGGCGTTCGAGCCGAATCCGCCATTGAACACGACGGGCATGGTCTGAATGTCGACGTCATAAGGCAGGCCGAACGTCGCCTTGCGCGCGGCGCCGGCCGAAGGCGGCAGGGTGACGCGCCCATTCTCCACGAGAAGATCCTTGACGACGAAGCCGTCGACCAGGCCCCAGACGGTCCGGCCCTCCAGATGCCAGAGGTTGCGGAAGGTGCTGCGCGGCTCCTCATAGGCATAGGAGACGGCGCAATCGAGGAAGCAGCAGTCTTCGACCGCCTCCCATCGCGCCGCTGCCATGCGCTCGACGAAGGTGCGCTCGACGCCGTCGATGATGCGCCGCACGACCAGATAAACGCGATCCTCGCCATCCTCCGGAACAGAGCAGCAGGAGAGGACGAATCCGTCTGTCTCGCACAGGGTCCAGCCCCACACCTGCTGCGCCTGCTCCCAGGTGAAGGCGAGCAGCTTGCCGTCCGAACGCACCGCCCACACGACGGAGCGCGGCTCCTGCGCATAGGCCCAGGACACGATGTGCATATTCTGAAAGAAGTGCGGCGAGAAGATCGTCACATCATCGGAGGTGAGCCCGTCGACCTCGAATTTGTAATTCAGCGAGCGCACGCCCGAGCCGACCGACGGGGCGTAGAAGACGACATTGTCGATCACGAGCGGATTGAGGCGCGAGGAGCCGCGGCCGATCTGGCGCCGCACAGTCGCTGACGGTGAGGCTGTCAGATATCCGCCGTCAGCGCCGCTATCGATCCGGAACAGGCTGTCCGAAGTGAGAGCGAGCAGGCTGGTCGTGGAGACAAGCTGGTTGATCGCGTTCACCTGGCCCGCATTGGCGGCGAGCGCGATGCTGTCATCGGCGCGCAGCGGAATCGACTGGTCGTAATTCTCGAATTCCGCGGAGCGACTGCCCCACATTCCGTTCGGGCTGTTGCGTGTCCGGGCGGCGAAGAGGCGCTGCTCGAAGAACGTCACCGTCGAAGGATAATTGCCCGGGCCTTCGAACGGATTATAGGCTTCAGGAGGAGCGGTGCTGAGGTCATGGCCGATATTGTCGTCGATGAATTCGAGGAAGTTGGTGCTGCCTACATAGCCATAGAAGGCGCTATTGTCGGCCTTGTAGACCTTGTAGCTCGCCGCACCTGGGACGGCTGACCAAGTCACCGCATTGTAGTTACGCTTGAGCGAGAGATCATTGTAGGCGGTGATGTTGCCGCCGTTCCACCGGCTCTCGAAGCCGTCCGCGTCGACAGATGTCACCGCATAGCGCGCGTTTTGCGGGAAATAGGCCGCGCCACCATTCTCGCTGTCGGTATTGGGCGTGTGCGGCGTGACAGTCACCGACGCCGGCGGTGAAAGCTTCGGCCCGAGCGACACATCGGCGAAGCTCCATGCGTCATGCGCGGCGCGGGTGAGCTTGCCCAGCGGATGATCGATGTGGGCAAGATACATGGTGTCGGTTTGCTGCTCGTAATCGAGCTCCTCGAGCTCGACGCCGTTATAGGGCGAACCGACCCGGAAGACGCGCGAGACGCCCATTATGGTATCTGCTCGTGGGGGCCGAGCGGACGGCCGCCGCCCCCTGTTGGAGGCGGCGGGGGTGGCTCGACAGGTTCGGGCACGGGTGGATCGACGGGATCGGGGGCGGGAGGATCGGTGCGCGTGATACCACCTGTCGCGCCCGTAAACGCAGGCATGGCAGATGTGTCGACCCCAATGCGGAAATTGTCGTCGTCGACGATGGCCACGACAGGGAAGAATCGGAAGTTCAGTTCCTCGCCGAGATCGCCTTCTATGCCGGAGAGAAAGACGTCCTGCCCGACAGAATAGCCGTGGTTGGCGGCAGTGATGCGCGCTTGAGCCTCGTTGGTGATACCGGTGATCGCCAACTCCTCATTGAGCACGAGTCCGCCTGCGGCCGCGACGCGAATATATCCCTGGCCGAGCTCGAGCGCATAGGCCTGCTCTATCGAGAATTTGAAAGGGATGAGCCGCACCGGCTCGGAAGCATCATAGACTTCGGCGACCAGCCGCGTGCCGGGGCGCTTGGTGACGCCGCCATATTTGAGCACGACGACGTTGCGCGCGGTGCGCAGGCTCGACTGATAGGCGTCGACATCGAACCGGCCATAGAGATCTGGTGCGATCTCGCCCTTGCTGAACGATGCCTGCGCGAGCCTATAGCCCATCGGACATCAGCCCCATGCGCGCATATTCGACCTCGCTCACATAGTCCGTCTGCCGCCGCGGCGAGCGGTTCTCGCTTTCGGCGATTGCGCGCTGCTTTGCGACCTCCGCCTGTTTGATCAGGTCGCCCTTGAGATCGCGGCTTTTCTTGATTGGCATGGCGAGGCGGGCGGCGAGTTCGAGCGCGGCGGCGCGCGCGGCAAAGCGATCGATCACCGCCGGGTCGACCGCATTCACCTGATATTCGAGTATGGCGGCGGCGACATTGGTGTAGATCGAGCCGTCGGCGGTGACGAAGGGCAAACGGCCGAGCGCGTCCCAGGCGGGGAAGGGGTAGGGACCGACGACGGGCAGGTCCGTCACCTGCTGGTCGACCGGCGGCAGCACGCGCAGCGCCTCTGCCATGGCGGTCGGGCGCGCGTAACGGTACAGCCACTCGCCCTTGCGATCGTTGGGCTGGGCCGCGAGCGTGACGCGCCGGATCACCCAGTCCCAGTCGGTCCAGCCGAGCACCTCCTCCATCACGCTGTCATAGTGCATGCGGCAGTAGAAGGCGCTGGACGACTGCTCCTCGATCGAGTTGATGGGGTCGGCGGCAATCTCCGAAAGCGCCTCGTTGCAGATGCCTACCTTGTTCGCCATGGTGAGGGTCTAGGGCTGTGGCGGGCGCGATTGAATCGACAGGAGCAGGGAAGCATGAAGGCGTTTCGCAGTTGCCGAAATGATGGAGTGGAATAATGTTGACTGGAAAATTTCTAGCCGTGATCACTGTTCCGCTGCTTACGTGGCACCCTCCAGAGAACCCAGAAGCGTTCTGTGCCGGCGTCCGCTTTGCGCTAATCGCCACACGGGGAGGCAAGGTCTACTGGAGCAAAGAGGATTTCAGCAAGGAGCGTATCGCCATCGAGGATGAAAAAGGGCGGGTTCTGCTGGATTGCCCTCCCGACGGTCGGCGCAATCCGGATTGACCACCCAATCGCGCTGCAGCGGGACCGCCCTCTGGCTCTGGGAAATTACCTTCCCCGATTGGCGGACCAGGCCACTTATCGCACCGACAGGTTCTGCCACTGGGCGGCGAACGTTTCCGGCGCGGCGTCTCGGTAGATGCCATATTGGGCATAGAGCAGGCCGGACGTCCGAAACCCGCATGGCCCGCGATAGTCGAGTAGGGTCTTGCCATCGATCGTCATCAGCACTCGCCCGCGCTCGTCATTGCATGCGTGGCAGCTGATCTCGACCTTGTAGCGCTTGCCATGCTCGACCGGGATCAGGGCTGAGCTGGTCTTGTCCTCGACCAGCTTGCCGTCCTTCTGCCAGCGGACGACGCCGCGGAAGCATCCGCGCTCGATCTCCAGTGCGATGGGAGGAAACTGCGCAGGGTCGGTTGGTGCGCCCGGCTCCTTGTCGTGGGTCTGAAACAGGTTCAGCCACTTTGCCGTGGATGCCGGGCCGGGTTCGATGGTGAGAAAGCCTGTCGCCCGCATGGTCTTGCGGTAGGGGAAGTCCTTGAGCAACTGTAGCTCGGACCGCTCCTTGGCCTGCTTGCGGTCGAACCATTGCCGGTCGCCTGCGCGGACCTCGAAACGGGTCGATCCTCCCGGCCCCTCCGACAGCGCCCAATCGTTCCTCGCGTTCCACATCTGCGGCTTACCCGGTTGCGGATCGGGCGCGCATTGGGCGTTGTGGACCAGATGCTCGCCGGTGGACGTGACCACGCGCGGATAGCCCCGTTGGGGCTTCCAGTCCTTCAACCTATATATGGGCCAGGGCATTGGGCGGCTCCTGCTGCATTGTCGCGATAGTCATGGAAGATTGAG